GCTCTTTCTGCGTCCTGGCGAGGTACTCGCGCAGGTACTTTTTTGTGTCCGCAGGGAAATCGTTGTCCAGCATCCACTTGATAAGCCCCGGGTAGTCCTTCAGGCGCGACCCCCGGTGTTTCGTAACATTGTAGATAGGCTCACCCTCGCTGTCCAGCTTCAGCCGGCCGCTCCGGTCTGCCTCGTCATCGGGCTTGGACAGTTCTATCATCTTATGGCGGTCCACCCCGAACTCCTCGGAGAGTGTCGTGGCAAGGTCGAACAGGTGCCGCGTGTCCTGAAGCGCACCGTGGGCGTCGTCGCTGTGCTCGACCGCCAGGAACCGCTGCAGGGCACCCGTCAGGGTGTGAGGCTCGCACGCCGTCCACACCCGGTAGAGGTCGATCTCCTGCACCGTCCCAAGGTCGATACCCGGCTGCCCGGCACGCCGCAACTCGGAGTCCAGGATCAGGGTATCGAAACGCCTTGATCCATACCCGAGCAGGATAGCCCCGTCGATAGCCTTTTGTGCTGACTCTGCCCAAAAGGCGAACGGCTGGAAGTCGGACAAGTCCTCGTCCGTTATGCCCGTGACTTTAGTCGCCTGAGCGGTCATATTCACGTCGGGCTTGATACGGACATTGAGCAATTCCGTGTCAGGATACTCAAGAATTGCGATCTCGACGATGCGATCTTCGTACACGTCCAGGCCCGTCGTCTCGCAGTCGAAAGCTACCAGCCGAACCTTGTCATCCGACATCGCCTTCCATCCTCTCCCGTGCCCGGTCGCGCCGCTCTCGTGCCTCGTGCTTCTTGTGCTGTTCCTTGGCCCTCTCCATCCGCACGAACCAGCGCTCCCGCCACTCGATCGGTATCAGGTTAAACTTCAGCTTCGTGTGCCACCGCGCCTGTACCAGCCGCAGCCGACGCTCGATGATCGCCTTCGGCGGCGGTGCATCCATTGGCGTAGCCAGCCTGTCTATCTCTGCCGTTGCTTCAGCTAAAGTCACGGGATCTCCTCTTTTCAGGAAGCGCGGTCCAAGTCTGCCGTCGCCCGGTTCTCCCCCAAGCCGTTGCGACATTGGCTTTTCGCTTCGCCCTGTCAAGGAGAGTTCGTTTGTGTGACAGGCCGACTCGTGACCCGGACCGCACCTCCCTTTGGGGGATGCCTGGCATGGTGTTGTTACAACCCACAGACGCCGGATTCCCCGGCACGGAGGGCCTGTGGTTCGGGCATCCCCAGGCCCGAACCGCGACAGCGCCTCCGGCCATACTTGTGCCGGCGTCGAATCGTGCTACTGCCATGCCCTGGCATCCCTTTTCCTATCCTGCGACAAGTGGCACTAATTCCATCTCGAGTTCAAGTTGCTCGATCGCCTTGATCACGGGGCCAAGTTCCTTCATGTATGAATACCGCTTCCTGAAGTGCACCAAAGCCCCGAGAGCCTTCCGGAGTGTCTGCTCGTGCAGATCCGGATCTTTGTGAACTGTGGCCTGATCCAGATATAGACGAACAGGCTTAAGTTCGTCGCTGTCCTTCTGCTGCACGCTCAAGACTACATTCTCAAAAGCGCGAACCCGGATGCCCTTGATTTCAAGCTCGATGCTTCTGATCAGAAGCCTTGCTTGGTTCCGACGATACAACTCGCCGGCCTTGGTGTCGTTCCACTCGAACAGAGGATGTAGCGGGTCCTTCTTGTCGCGGGCATATTCAACTACCGCGGCGGCGGGCAGCCCGTTCTCAAGCTCATGGATGCCCTGCAGCCGCTTACCGTAAATCTCGGCTTTCGCATCATCGAACCCGGCGCTTGCGGCTGCGTAATACGTCACTTTCGGCATCTCGAAACCTTTACATTACGTTACCCTAGAGCAGAGTGCTTGACGACACCAGGCGACGGGTGACTCGACAAGGCTTGCGTTGCATTGCCGCACCGTACTGTAGCGGACCCCGCGCCAGACTACGCCACTTGCTTTGCAGAACACAGCGGCACTACGCATGGCCCAACAGAACACAACTGCACTTGCGTTGCATTGCCGCACCGTACTGTAGTAGACCCCGCGCCAGACTACGCCACTTGCCTTACTCCGCCTCCTCGATGTTAAGGATCCCGTTATTCCAGGTATGCTCAAATTCGTGGGCGTAGTACTGCCCCCTAACCGTGCGCTTCTTGAGGTGGGACAAGATCTCCTGTGCTTCGAATTTCCCCCTGAAAAGGCGCCAGACGTCCTTGTCATCACGGCCCACCGTTGCCGGAGTGTTCCAATGCCTCTCGACGTAGCGTTCAAATAGTCCGCTCAGTGCCTCCTCAGGGTCGTCGGCGAATCCTACCCCTTGTTCGGAGAACTGCAATGCTGAATCGTCTGGCACCAAGACGCGGTCCGTAAGCTGACGGACTCCTTCTACGCGCTCGAAACCAAGGCCACCAGACGTTGTTTTCCACAGCTGACGGAGTTCATGTGCAATAGGATTCAGCGTACGCAAGAACGCAGCACCATCCAAATTCGGGAACGCCCTGGATATTCGATGGTACCTGCTGATGAGCTTGATGTCGAAGAACGCAGCTGCGGGTGCGAGCAGAGCCACCCCAACATTGAAACGTTCACGGCTCACGGCGTCGTGATAGTACTGCAAGACAGTGAAGGTATGGACGTTCTGGTTCATGCTAATAGCACCCCCCTTAGTCCGTTGAAGTACCGCTGTACCTCGTCTGGGAGACCGCCAAGGTGCTCAAACATCCGATTCTGCCGTCTGGCCAAGAACGAGCCGGAATCCGCCATAGGGACCACTCAGGCCACGACGGTAAGCCCCGATGCCCGCATGGAAACCCGCCTTGTTGATGATCTTGAGAAGAATCGGAAGCTCCAACTCGTCTCCGAGGTAGTGCACCGTGAACTTCGCAGTCCATGGCAGGGGAAGGTAAGCCCGCGTGCACATGGTCCAATTTCCCGTGTTGGGATTCCGCACTGGCATCGTCAGCGGCTCGGGCTTGCTACCTTCAATCGAAGACCATGCCCGCTCTTCAGGATCAGGGCCGTAGCACTGAAAGAGCATGTTCCCTACCACTTTGCTCATGCTCCGAACGAACTCCTTCCGGCAGCCACCTTGCACCATGGATTTCTTGAACATGATGGCCGGCACGTAGCAACTTCCATTCTCCACGCGGTAGAGCGCCGACTTGAACTCGTCGTGCGTTGTCGGCTTCTTTGCCTTCCCTGTGCCCTTGGGCTTATCCCAATCCGGATCTCCTACCGCGTGGAGGAGCAGGCCGTCGCCGATCCCTTCCACTTCGACGGTCACAAACCGCTCATCCAGAGGCTCAACCTCCGCACTCTGCACCTTTTGGTCTGGCATTTCGCGCCCTCCTGGTTTCGGCAGCCACTTTACCTGCCGCCTGCTTCTTGCTGTCTGGCAACCACTTAGCGAACTTCGCGTCACAAAAAACCATCGCCCGATCACCCTGAACAACCGATCGAATCCGGTCCTGGTCGATCGCGTTGTAGATCGACTGCCGGGAAACGCCCTTCAGCTTGGCGGCCTCGGCAACCGTGTAGTAGACTGTGAGCATAGGAACGTACGTAATCGTCATGCCTCGCTCTCCATGCTACGCGGCATCTTGCGTGCCTCCCGCTTTGCTATCTGGCGTATCCACGCCGAAAGCGACAGGCCCTCACGCTCCGCCGCGGCCTTGAAACGCTCCCGGTCCGCGTCCTCAACATAGACGAACATCGAAACTCGCATCGCTACCTCCTTGGATACTATATTATAGCATACTGCAATGCCGATGTCAAGACCTGATTGCACAATACAAGGCTTCCGGGCAAAAAAAGGTCCCGGCACCGTAGCAGATGCCAGGAACGCAGCGTCCAGGGCTTCCAGGGCGCCCTGTGGCGGGTAAAACAGGCGATCTCCGCCCGAGCCACCACCAGGTCGTCCAGAAAGATAGGCCGTTTAAGGGCCTCCTACGCGATGTCAGAGATCCGTATAGCGGCGCCCTCCGAACCTATGGCCTCGGCGATCGGGGGGTAGATCCGACGATAGGCCTTGCGCGAGGACGCTATCAGGCCGTCCTGCGTGACATTTTGGTGTGCCGTATCCGCGACGAGGACGCACCCCTCCGTGTGCCGAACATTTACACCCGTATGGAGGTATACCCACTGGAACTCCGGCGTGTCCTGGAGCCAGATCATGCCGCGGTGCATATCGCCGTATCGATCGAGATACTTGAGGTGTAGGCCGCCCTCCACGCGCAGCTTCAGGTCGTAAAGCCCCGGGTGTATCCGGGTCTCGGCGGCAATTTTTTCCGCCCGCCACGGATCCTCCAGCGTCCAGCAGGCGAACACGCCGTCGAGGTACAGGGCGCCTACCGTCGATTGCTCCGTTGACGACAACCGCATCAGATGGAGTAGCATGCTAATGTACCTCTGCCCGCTTTTGAGCCCAGACCTGTACGGGCGGTATCACCGCATTCAGCAGTGCCTGCGCCAGTAGGAAATGCGTGTACTGCCCCGTTTGCACGGCGGCAATCAACATTGCCGGCATCGTCAGCAAGTTGGCGATCATCTGATACTGTATCTGCTTCTTGATATACCGCCACCCTAGCTCGTCGACCTGCCCCTTCTTCTTCTTCGGCACAATCACACGCTTGGTGTGCTCGAGTTGCCGGGATACGTGGACGTTGCGGTCCAGCATCTCGGCTATCGTATCCTCCTTGCGCTTCAGCTCCGCCCGGGCCTCTGCCAGGTCCTCGCGCAGGGCCTCCGCCGACTTTATGTTGTTCGGTATGTCAAGGGGCCTTTTCATTACCTCACCGGCTGTTGAGTTTCGCCATCTCGACCTTCAGGTCCACAACCGCCGTGCGCAGATATGTAATTTCGGTGCGTAGCCGCTGCACATCATCGTCGTCAAGCCACGAAGCCTTCATCACCTTGACGTCGCCCCAAACCGCATTGACGCGCTCGGTTATCGGTGGATGTCCAGCACGTTCTCTGTGGCGGAGCGCTTCGAGGTCAAGTTTCATGACGTTTTCAGTGTTCTGCTCGACCCGAGCCTCAAGGCGACCAATACTGAATTGCACGGCTCCGAACGCGGATACGGCGGTCAGGCAAGCCGTGATCAGGTACGTAACAAAGTCTCGTTTGGACACGGTGGTCGCCTCCCCTACTCGCCGCAAATGATGCGTGATACGTGCCCCGCAGTTCTCGGGAGCCATGGTCTCACCTCATGACCCTACGTCACGATGTCCTTGGTCTCGTCAAAGGCCCGGCGGACCGCCTTGAAAAACGCCTGCACGTCATCGGGCAGGTCGCTATACCGCCGCGCCAGGTCGTCAGCCTCCGCCGCCACCGCCTGCCACGCCTGCACGGCCTCAGCAATGTCCTTGCCGAACGTGAAGATCCGCTTCAGCTTCTTCAGTATCCCGAGCATGCTATGCTCCTTTTTTCGGTTCCTCTGGCTTGTCTGGCTTGCCGTCGCCCTCCAGGTCCGCGCACCACTCCTCGTAGGCCGCCGCCTTATTCAGCAGGGCCTGCAACTGCGCGTCGTTGCTCTGCAGAAAACTGGACCTCTGCTCCGCCCGGCCCTTCAGCTCCGCAATCATCTTCTTCAGCGTCTCGGCTTCCATGTGCGCCCTCCTTACGGCGTGTCCTCCAGTTCGTCGGGGTCGTCTATCGCGTTCTCTTCGACCCTGCGCTCGTAGTTGAGAACCTTGCCCGCAAGCTGACGCCACAGCCACGCCGACAGATCATCGGGCGACATGCTGGCACCGTCAAGCTGCTCGGCATAGTCTGACTCGAACCACGCCTGGACCCGAGCCACAGCGCCAGAACCTACGGTATGGCCGTCGTTGAAGATGTTGCTGCCGCTGGAAAGAGCGGCCTTAAGGTTCGCTACCGTTGCCATTTCACGCTCCAATCAGTTGAAGTCTACTCTTGAGTTGCCCGATCTCTGCGTATGCGTCTTCCAGTGCCCTTATTACCTTGTGCAATGTACCATGGTGGAACATCGACATTCGCGTCCAGTTCATCATGCCTCGCATCTTGCCATCGGGCTCACGCCGTATGTCGTGGAACAATCCCAGGCGTTCGAGGTCTTTCGCCTTGTACTTGACAGCTTCACCAAAGAGTTCCGGCACGAAGTGGGCTTCAACGTCCTTGACGATCTGGAAATCATCTTCTGCGTCGTAAGTTGTCCATGCCACATCAGCATGGCCCGACCCTTCGGCGTCGAAGATGAATCTGGTGGTGCCGCCATTGGAGATCGAGAACAGATTTTCATCGGCGCCGCACAAGCCGACGCTATTGCCGCTCTCCAGGTATGACAGGCATTGGATGACCCCAAAGCCGCCCGTTGACTTGGTAGTATCCGCCGCCGCCTCATCCAGTATTCCACGGATCGTGACGGCAGCCCACGGGTTGTCATCGCCGTCACGAAGTCCCGTGATCTGCAATCCCCCGGCAGTCGCAGATGCTTTGGACAGCACGCCGTAGGTGTCGGATTCAGCTACACCCGTAACTACATGTACCACATCACTGCTCTTGAGGGCGAGTGCCTCATCATCGTTCGTGCCCTGCTGAATCGTTATACCGACGGCCTGACGAGCATTCTCCGTGTCGCCGACAAATATTGTCGAGGTGGCACCAAGAATCAAATCTTTGGCAATGCCGACTCCGCCATCTGTGTGTATAGATCCCGTTGTCGTGCTGGTGGAATCGGTGGTGTCATCCACAGACACGATGCCGCTGGCCGTCAGCGTCGTCACCGTGGCCGCTGCGGCAGTGTTCGACCCCAGGATGCCGTCAAGATCGGTGGCGGAGAAATCGCCCGCTACCGTCGCGCCGCTGTCCGTGATCTGCAAAATCTCGCCCGTAGCGTTATCGTCGATACCTGTGCTCGTGAACGTAGTGCAAGTCAGCGCGGCTGGCGTGTTGCTGCCAATAATGGCGTCCACGTCCGTCGCAACGAAGTCGCCGTTGAACGTCAGCGTTCCGGCCGTGTGTGTCAGCGTTGCGTTGCCCGCATTCCAGTTGATGACTCCACCATCAGCCAAAAAGAGATCGGAGAAGGCGGTACCGGACGCGCCGAGGGCGCCAGAATTATCCGAGTTCGCCAAAAGTGCCGCGACAGTCAGAGTTCCGGTCCCGAAAGCCATGTTCCCGCCACCCAGCGTCAGCGTGTTCGCCGAATGAGTGAGAGTAACGTCGCCGCCGTCCCAATTGAACACGGCACCCGTGGCTATGAAGAGATCGTCGCCCAGGTATATATCCTTGGCGACACCCAGGCCTCCATCGGTATGTATGGAACCTGTCGTGCCTGAAGTCGTTTCCGTCGTGTCGTCGACAGACAGGACGCCACCAACCGTCAGCGTGCTGCCTGCAGTGACCGCGCCGTCAAGCTGCGTGGCGCCGGCATCGACCCACAGGGCGTAGTTGTTGCTCCCCTCCGTCGGCGCCCCCGCAATGCGCAGAGTGAATGCATTCGTTACCGTGCCCGTCGCCGTGATGTTCGGCTCATCGAGGTTCACCGTGCCTACATACGTCGTCGTGCCCGTAGGTATCGTCTGCGCTCCACCCGAGCCGACCTGTAGGTTGTACGTATTTGTCGTTGCCGTATGCGTAGCCGCCGGCGGGGAGATAGTCACAAACTGATCGTCAGCAGCAGCAGCGCCGAACGCGAATACGTCCAGGCCGCCGTCAACAATGAAGCCGTTCGAAATGGCATTCGTCTCGATCCGGAAGTCGACGTCGGCAGAGCCCTCGTTGAAGACGGCGCCGCCGTTGGCTACCAACGCCCCCGTCAGCGTCTTGGCGCCCGTGATCGTCTGGGCCTCATCCATCGTCACGATGCCGTCCGACGAGGACGAGTCTACATTCGCCTTGTCAATCTGGCCGTTGACCAGATTATACAAACTCGAAAACTGGTTGGCCCAATCTGCGGCTGTCGGAACAAGGTCGACTACAAAGGTAATAGTTTGCTCAACGGTGCCCATGACTCACCCCTTGACAAGGTTACAATTGCTGTCTATGTTACAACTAATCCTAAAGGAGGTGGCCTGTGAAGCTCTGCAAGCGATGCGAAACCGAGAAGCCGCTTGAGGCCTTTGCTAAAGATCGTAGCCGGTCCGACGGGTTGTGGCCCTGGTGCAAAGTCTGCCTGAAGGCCTACCGGGATGCCCGAAAGCCGCCGCCGAAAGTCCGATTGCGCAGGACGTGCATCCTGTGCGGGGAGGAGAAGCTCGGCAATGCCTTCCGAAAACACATGGTTCTGCCGAACGGAACGGGCAAGTGCCGCAAGTGCACGGAGACCGTGCTCTCGCACGAGCCGAATCCAACGCTTACCGAGAAGCATTGCAGCAGATGCAAAGAGACGAAGCCGATCGACCAGTTTACCAAAGACAAGAAACGAAAAGATGGATACTCGCCCCGTTGCAAGCAGTGCTCGCGCTCCTATTACGACGAAAACCTTGAACACTATATGCAGAAAGCCAGAGAATACCGTGCACGGCCAGGCCACAAAGAACGCACTGCCGAATATCACCGTGAGTACGCAGCCAAGAACAAGGACATACTCAGAGAGAAAGCCCGCGCCTACCGCGAGAAGAACAAAGGCCGCCTGAACGCGGTAAGCAAGAAGTGGAAACTCGAAAACCGAGACAAGGTCTACGCAAATTGCTGGAAGCGCAGATCCCGCAAGCGCAACGCCCCTGGTTCTTTCACTCTCGAAGAATGGAATGCCCTGAAGGAGCATTACGGTTTCACCTGTTTGGCTTGCGGCGAGAAGGAGCCTGAGATCAAGTTGAGCCCCGACCATGTGGTGCCGCTGTCTCGTGGAGGATCCGATTTCATTGAAAACATCCAGCCTTTGTGTGCTTCCTGTAACGGTTCCAAGGGTGTTAGGATCTCGGAGCACCGCCCCGACATGCCGCAGGCGGCGCTGTTCTAACCTACTGCTTGAGTGCCTCTTCCTTCTGCCGTTTTACGGCCCGACGCCCCGCATCGCGCAGCTTCCGCTCCTTCGTCATCTTCGTGCGCTCCGGATGCACAGTCGTCAGCTTTACGCCGCCAAGTTCTGTTGAGAGCTGAGGCCATATGTCGCCCTGCTTGGCCCTATGAATCATCCTGAACGCCTTGCCTAGAGGCGGTATGAGCCCCTCGGCGGCGGCTTCCCACTTCCGACTTACGAAGGGCAGCACGCGGCTCCCCTCCCCTGGATACCGCTCGTGTTCGCGGCCCAGGAAGATCGAGAAACCTCGGCCCTCGGCACCCATCATCGTCTCGACCGGCACACGGAGCAACGGCGTAAAGCCGCCTGCGATGTCGCGCCAGTTCACCCGGTTCAGATCCTGGTACGGCAAGTTCGGATTCCAATATACCGGCTTGTCCTCTGCGGTGCGGAATGGCGTCCGCCTGGCATCTAGCTCCTGGAAGTAGTCCGGCAGTGTGATGTTGTCATACTCCGGGCTTGACGCCTCCAGTGCGTTGAAAGCCTTCGGCACGCGAGCGTAACGCACCGGATTGCTCAACAGCGACTTGACCTGCAGCGGGACGTTGAACCGCATCCACGCATAGAAGGGCATTACCGTCTTAAAGACCTCCTTCTCCGTCGGCGTCAGGTTGCCATAGTCGAAGTTGTACGTGATGATCTTCTCGCGCACCTCGCTGGCACTTAGGCCTTGATCTATCTGATATAGGGCGTGACCCATGCGGGCGTTGTTCTCCACCTGCTTGCCGTACCACCTGTTCAGGTTCATAACCGTGCCTTCCTGCCCGAAGGTCCTCCGGATGAACCCCTGCATCGCCTTCGGTTCGGCCTCAAGCAAGGCCTCCGCCATTCCCTGCTGTATCGGCACGTCGGCCTCATCGATGCTCCGCTTCAGGTCGCCGATTTGATCGTTTACGAGGAGCAGCTCTCCCTCGAGGTCTTCGGTTTGGTGGAGGCCGAGTTCGTCGCCGACGCCACCCATGCGCTTGGCAAGCTCATCCTCGCGCCGCAGGATGTCGAGGTCGTGCTCCGAGTATTTTGCAAAGACCCGATCGCCGCCTTCCTGCAGCGCCTTGGCCAGGTCCGACTCGGTCTGGATCCCTAACTCCGGGCGGTATTTTGCCAGGTGGTCGACCACCTTGTCCGTTGACGTCCCGCCCTGCTTCGACAGCACGCCCTGCATGTAGTAGTGGTTCGGCAGCCCCCTAAACTCTCCTGCAATGCCCGACACTTCGAAGTTTGCGCCGCCCATGTCGTCCAGCTCGTCAGCCAACGATGGCCGGCCCTGCTTGCCTACCTCGCGCTCCAGCTTCCTCGCCGGCGTCAAGGTCCCGAGGATTGCCTCCCTCTCCGCCTGTAGGCTGCGAAGCTCATCAGTCAGGGTGCCCTTGGCATCTTTGGCACTGGCGAACATGCCCTCCTCTAGCTTTTCTGGCACGCCCGTCGACAGCCCCTTGTGCTTTCTCTTCTTGCTCAGGGCTGAGAGCAACTTCCCCTCCATCGACGTTGCCATGTCGCGCGAGAACAGTCCCGAGGTCTCTATTCCCATGACCTTCAGGACGCTGCGCAAGTCCTTGTCGGCAAGCTCCGTGCCCTTTTTGAGCAACAGGCGACCATCCTCGGTCGCCTCGCCCAAGAGGCGGACGTTCTCCGTGAGCAGTTCGGTATTTGGCAAATCCCAATCCGCGCCGAGCGTCTTGGAGACGCCGCCCTCACCCCTCTGCAGCTTCAGGGCGTCGCCATAGTAGGCTGGATCCGTCACGCCGGCGACCGCGTTGTTGAAGATGTTGCTCTGCATGTTCCGGTTGTGGAAGCCGGGCGATAACACCGCATATCCCTTCCACAAGTTCTGCAAGGCACGAAACAGGCCGACCCACTCCATGAAGGTGCCTGGATCCTCGAAGCCCTTCTGCATACGCTCCAGGTCTTTGACGATCGGCGCCGGCATGACGAAGGCGTGCTCGCCCTTACGGAACGGACGCCAGATGTCGTAACCCTGCTCAAGAATCTGCGTAGTGAAGGCGTTATTCCTCAGCAAAGACGGATCTTCGATCTTCCGGCTTATCGCCGGGTTGTCGATCACAGACTGTATCAGGAGCCTGTTGATAGATTCCGTAACGCCAACCTCGCCACGGCGCATTGCCATCAGGGCGGCGTCCAATTCTCGGCGCTCACCAGCCAGGACAGCGGCCTGCATGTTCGGGTAGACCGCGCGGTGCGACTGCGCGACCTCGCCCTGCCCTATCAGGCGCCGGCCCTGAGCCATCGCACCCGTGAGCCTCTTGCCAAGCGGTTCCACACCTATAGACTCCTGGTAGCCGAGCAGCCGCTTCTCGCTCGCTGCCGTCACGGGCGCTATTCCAGGAGAGTAGTGCGCAGCGAAGGTGCCCTCGTCCATGATCTTCGCGCCGGTCTCCTGTTTGTATCGCTTCGTGTAAAACTCGCGCAAAAACTCGACGATGCCGTCCAGGGCCTTGACCTCCTCCGGCGTCTCGGAGAGTGCCCGAATCTCGCGGTTGACGACCTTCGACTGATCCAGGAACAAACCGATGATGTCCCTTTCCTGCTGCGAGGCGCCCTCGAACTTCTTCTCTATGGCCCTGTACATCTCGTCTACACCAACTTCCTTCAGCGTCTCGGCCTCATCCACTCGTTGCCTGAAGAAGTCGATGCCCTCCTGTGTGACGGGCGGCAGCCCTTCGGTCGGCGGCTCCTTTGCGTGCCTGCGTGCCATCTCCTTCAGCTTGCCATAGCGAGTAAACCACTGATGCCCTTCGGGCAGCAGGTCGATGCCGCGCATCATAGCCTCGAAAGCCGGCTCAAGGGTCTTCTTCGCCCTTGCGACCTCCCTCGAAACTCCGGGAATCGCCTTCAGGCCAGACTTAAGCGCCCGGCCGCCCTTGACTATACCGCTCGGTATAAGGCCTCCAGCGTAGGTAATCGGGTCCGTAAAAACGTCCAGAACGAACCCGAGGGCCAGTGGGGCGAGCGTGTCGAACTGCTGCGTGGTCGTCTTCTTGAACGCCTTCTCGTCACCTACGCCGGCGAGCGAGATCAGATTCTTGGACATTGTCACCGGATCCACAAGAGACCTGGCCGCGTGGCCCAAGCCTCTACCTGTAAGATCCTCAGTCAGCTTGATGACGTCCGTCCAAACCGTATGCTCTTTGCCCGCCTCGACGTCGAGGCCAGGCAGCTTGTCGCCTAGCTCGTTGACCGCGCGGCTGAAGGCCTTCGCCTTGTCTCCAGACTGAAGCATCTCATGAACGAATGGCGCGGACACCTCACCGAGCGTCAGCATGTCGAGAACCGGCTTTGTCATCGTACTGAAAAGACCAGGTTCGTCGCGCTCCCGCTCCTCCTCGAGCAGCTCGGCACCACGCGGCGTCCTTCGCAACTTTCGCGCCGTGTTTCTGGTCTCCTTCATCGTCGAGCGCACAAACTTGCGCTGGCTTGGCTTCTCGAACTTATACACGTACGAGTCCTTGCCCCTGATGTCGGGCTCGGCAGCAACCGGCTCCGGTGGAGCGGCCGCAGGCTTGCCGCGCATCTCTCTTAGTGCGTCGTCGAGAGATACCACCGCCGCACCCCGCTTCTTGCGGCGCTCCTCTTCCAGCATGTCATCAAGAGTGGCCATGACCTACCCTATTGAGTCGCCGTGGATATAGCCTTGCGCAGTCCCCTGCCTAAATTCCCGAGCCCCTGCCCAATCTCTTGTCCGAACCCCGCCTGCCTTGGTGCGCCTGGCAGAGTCTCCCCCGCCGGCTCCGGCAGGCCAAGCCTCTTGCGAACCTCGGCCTTTTCGGTAGCATCCAGATCCTTCGATTCCCTGATCAGGCGCTCCTGCTCTTCTGGAGCCATACCCGTCATGATCCTAACTGCATTTTCGACATCCTCCGATGCGGCAGGCGGAGGAGGCGGCACCCCGCCAAGCCCCGGGACGACATCGGTACCGGCAGGAGGGACAACCTCGGGCATCGGAGGAACTTCCGTCCCTTCGATCTGGCTCCGGAACACCTCGCGGAGCCGATCTTTCTCGTCTTCTACGGCGTCATTCCTGGCCTTCGTGGATTCAGTTGTCGGCTTGCCGTCTTTGCCGTACTGCATGTTAAAATAGCTGTCCACGGTGCGCTCGGCAATCTTGTGAATGGACTCCTCTTTCGGCATCTTCTCGGGCTTCTCGCGGATACGCTTGGCGTCTCCATCTTTTTCCGCATACGCAGCCATATAAGCCAGGCGTTCTTCTCCTGTCAAGGCAAGGAGTAGAGACGGATCGGCCATGATCAATTTCAAGATGCCTTCGTCGACGACGACTTCCTCGTCCTCTGCTGCAGTTTTGCGAAGATCCAGGCCTTCCTCGGCAATTTGAAGCCTTTTCTCGGCCCTGACATCCTCAACTTGGCCCTTCTTTAGCGCGTCGACCTTTGCCAGGGACTCCGTGAACTTGGTTTGGCCTGCCTCGAACTGGGCCACGCCCTCCTTTTTGAACTCCGCAAAGGCCTGCGTCCACGCCTCCTGCCCGTACTTGTCAATGATCGCCTGTGCGGCCTGCGTTGGCTTGCCACCGACAGTGACGGCGCCCTCCATGCCGAGGTTCAGAATCTGTTGCTTTCCTTCAGCTACTTTCGCCTTGTCCGCACTTGCAGTGCTACGCCCCGAAGCCCGAAGCCCTGCGATCTTTTCTCTCGACGCACGTTCCTGCTCCTTCTCGAAGGCTGCGTCTGCCCGCACCTGCTGCCGCTCTACGCCCTGCGTGAAGGTCGTTGTCGCCTGTGCGCCACCGAGCGCACCAAGGGCGGCGCCACGCTTGCCACCGAAGGCCGCACCCGCACCCGCGCCAAGCAATGGCGCAAGCAGGGCCAGCCACTTGATGTTGCCCTTCTCGTCCATGACATTCGGAGGCAGTTCTGTAGGATCTTGCGCCTTCGGCTCGGGGCCGGTCGGCGGAGGCGGAGGCGTAGCGATTTTCGACAGCGGCGTCTGGGATACGGCACCGGGGGCGCCCGCCGTCCTGACTTGCGGGGCCAAGCTACTCAGAGCGCCAGTATTCGGGCTCGCCGGCACGGGCGGCCCTAGCAGGCCAGAAGGTGCGGCCGCACCGACCTGCGGGCCTCCACCAGGCCCGAGGGCAGCCAGCCCCGGCTTAGGCGCAGGAGGTGTAGGCACAGGTGGACCGCCCTGCGGGCCAGGTGCCGTCGGCGTGGTCTGGAGAAGACGGCCCAGCTCTGCCTCCTCCGGCGGCGTAATCGTGCCCGCGCGGCCCTTGTTGAGCAGCTCCTGGATGCGTATCTTCGGATCCCGTGGCAGCGTCGCCTGCGGTGTCGTTGATGCCAATGAGCTCAAGTTAGGCATGTGCTATCTCCTATCACTTGCCAAGGAATGCACCGGCCGCCGTTCCAATAGCGCCAGCGACGGCCGCACCAAGGCCACTTTCGGGTCCATACTGCACGTTGAACTGAGATCCAAACATGACCTGCGCCATCGTTCCGGCGATTGCTACTCTCTGCTCTTCGGGTAAATCATCCAGAAGCGCCGACTGCATCAGTGCCAACCGCACAGACTGTATATTCTCAGGCGTGGCCTCTATGTTCTGATTCTGCAACGTGGCTATGACTCTCTCGTTGAGTCGCGTCTTGGCCACTGCGCGCGCGCCTTCACGGGCAAACAAGCCCTCCCAGGCCACTTCGACTGCCTGCCGGTTGTCTGGTATCAACCCGAGCCGCCCTGCCAGGCTGCCAGCGTCTTGTTCCATCCGATCATTGAAGATTATCACATTCTGCTCGTGTGCCTCGCGCTCCAGTGACGTCGGCTGACGCCACGTCTGCTCTTCAGGATCCCAGATCCGGTTCGGAGAGCCGTCCTCATTGACCATTACCCCGGAAAACATGCTCTGCCATTGCGCCGAGGCGTTGTCAATCTGCGTGTCCATCTGCCGCACTGACTCGGTAAGCTGCCGCTCCTCGATCCCTAGCTTCGCGGCGAGGGCCGTCCTTTTGCCTTCGGGCTGATACACGAACGCCCGGTCGGTAGGCTCTTGCTTTGCCGCTTGTGCGAACGCAACTCGATCCGTAAAGCCGATCTCTCCGTCGCCGTTCATGTCGTACCGCTCGTTGTAGTTTTCGTCGCCCTCTTTCGAGTTAAAGGCCGCCTCGAAGAAACTGTCCTCCCAAGTGTACACGTCCTCGCCAGGGGCAACTACGTCTCCATTTTCGTCTGTCGCGCGCCCCGAAGACATCATCGACACGTAATCCGCAGAGGTGATTTCTCCGTCTCCGTCCAGGTCCAGGTCCGCCCTGAAGTTGCTGTCGCCTTTCTTGGCGCCTGCCGCCGACTGGAAATCTCCGCTAGTAAACGACGTAGGTTGCACGTCGGCGAAAGTATTCGCCTCGGTGATCAAGTTGTCAAACATCCGCTGTCTTTCCGCGACGATCGTTTCTCCACCGAGCCTGCCAAGCATGCCAGCCTTCTGCATCGTCTCCTGGAACGTCCGGGAAGCATTGTCTCCCGCCAGCTTCTGGCCGGCGAGTGTCGTCGCCCCGTCGCCGTCCGCTATGCGCTGGAACTCGATGTAGTCCACCTGGTCCACGGTGCCGTCGCCGTTGAAGTCGTACCTCGGGTTGTATCCAGCTTCGTCGCCGTCGAGCTTCTTGCCCATGGACGCCATGAACTGGCCCGTCTCCTGCGTGCCCATGGCCTTGTAGACACCCGTCAGCGTGGCCTCGTCGACGTTGAATCCGTGTGTCTGTGCCGCCGTCTGCAGGGCCAGCGTTCCGCTCTTGATCTTCTCCTCCAGGTCCAGCGCCTGCTGTTCGACCGTAGGATCGTCGCCAACCTTGCCGACGGCCTGCCCCTCCCGCAGGGCGATGTCGCGCGCCGCCAAGGTCGAAATCGTCATCGGCTCCTCGACGCCTGTCTTCGGGTTGACGCGCATTACCGGGTTGCCTTCGCCGTCGAGCAGCGTAAGCTCGCCCGTCAGCGTGCCGACTTCCTTCCATTGGTCGTACTTCTGCTGCGACTCCTGTATCGTCATCGCCCGCTCGCCGAGGTCGATCTGGCTCGTCGTCGCCTTCGATGCCAGCGTCTCCCGCGTCGGCGCCGTGTACTGCCCCGTAGCGAAGTCTTTCGTGAAGCCCGCAGCGAGAGCCTTCCTGTCCAGCTCTCTTATTGTTACGGTCTCCGGCAGCCCGAGCCTCGCCTTCGTCGCAATGTCGGACAACCTTTCGCCGCCCGTTATCTGACCCGTCAGCCCGCCCTCTGTCAGCCTCTCACCGGCCTGCGCCGATCTCTCGACCTCCACCTGCTGCCGGCGCGACAGCTCCGCCTGAAGCGTCGTAAGCTCCTTGCCCGTCTCAGGATCGGTGTATGTTCCCGTCTCCCGGCCTTCCGCCACAGCCCTGTCGATCGCGGCATTCGTCTCTGCGAGGTCCGCCTGCCTGTCGAACTGCGCCGCCGACTGCCGCAATTGCTGGAGCTCGACACCCGGCACGGCAATGCCCTGCTGCTCGACCCAGGCGACCATGTCCTCCATGCCGATCCAGCCGTCGTTCGTGGCATCCAGAGCGGGGTTGTATCCCTCCTCGCCTTCCTTTGTGCCAAAGGCGGCATCGAACGCCGAGAGGCGTGCAGGGTCGATCGTGTTGAGGACACCCGTGAACTTGCCCTGCGCCAGCGTCTGGTTGAAGATTTGCCCCGCCCTGTCGAGGTTGAGGCGCCCCTTCTGTATCTCCTCCGTCAGCTTCTGGTCCGCCTCAGCGACGTTCATCTGCCGGTCGAATTCGACGGCATCTTGGCGCATCTGCTGCAGCTCGAGCGTCGAAAGACCCACGCCCTCGCGCTCGACGAAGTCGACCATATCCTCGAGGCCGACCTTTCCGTCACTGTTCACGTCCAGCGTAGCGTCATAGTTCTTGTCGCCCTGTATGGCCCCAAATGCCGCATCAAAGGCATTCAGCCGACCCGGATCCACGGTATTAAGCACTCCCGTCAGCTTGCCCTGTGCGAAGGTCTGATCGAATATCTCTGAGGCCCGCGCCAGGTTGAGCTGCCCCGTTTGTATCTCGCGCGACAGGGTCTGCTGCGACTCCTGGACGGCAACACGCCGCTCTTCGACCGTCTGCGCGCGACCGCCGATTGTCGCCTGGCCTTCGAGTTCACCCCTGATCTGAGCCTCGGAAAGGCGCTCCCCGGCCTGTGCCGCGCGCTCTTGTTCCGTCTGCGACCGATCTCGTGCCACCACGTCCTCAGAAAGACGCACACCTGCCTGCCCGACCGTGGCGAAGTTCATGGCGTCCTGTATGGCGTTCTGCCTGCGCTGGATGCCCTGCGCCTTGATGTCCTGCTCGCCCCGAAGGGTGCCCGCCGTGAACTCGCCGAGCACGTCGGCCGTCTTGCCGCCGCCACGCAAGATGTTGAGCCTGTTCAGATCCTCACGGTGCTGCGCCTCGGCCTTCTTTCGCTGCGCACCGAACTCGCTCAGACGCGCCTCGGTGATCGCATCCGGCGTCGTGAAGTCCGTGGCAAGCTGCTCCTTTATGCGCTCACCGGCGAGGTCGAAAACTGGATCGTCAACCTTGGACAGCTTGCGACGCTTCGGTGTCGCCGTATCGGGAGCGTTTCCAGTAGTATCCAGAAGGGCCATGTTAGTGGACTCCAGACTGATCTCGGCGCACCGCACCCGTAGTCTCGTAGTTCAACTCCGCGCGGCGTATCGAGAAAGGTTCTGAGGCGTTCGGATTGCGAAAGCGCAGCTTCTTGAAGGGCGAACTGCCCGAAAGGTCCAGGTCTGCATACTCGACGATGCCCTCGCCGGCGATCTTCGACTTGCCGATGGTGAACGACGTCTCAATGGCGTCGTACGTGCCGCCCATCTCGATAGTCTCTGTATTCGCGGCGACGTCGGTAGACTGTTCCTGCACTTCGATCTCGTAGCTGCCCTTGACCTCGAAGAACACCCTGTTCTTCTTCCACTTCACGTCGATCGTCCCGCCGTGCGGCGGCGGCGACCCCGTCTCGAAGTAGGCATCTATAGCTACGGCGACGTCGGCGTTCCCCGTGTCGTGCTTGTAGGCGAATCCGTCGAAACCGCCAAACGAGGGCAGGTCGTCAACCAGGGCCGCACAGTTGCGCGTCAGGTCGACGTAGGGACCGTACCACGTCGGCTCCCCGTTCTGCCGCGTCAGGCGGTAGTTCAGGACCATGACGTGATTCATGTTGGTCTGCCCCGACCCGTAGGGAAGCCAGAACCAGACCTCATTTCGGTTCGGATATATCTGAGCGAACGACTCCTGCAGCCTGTCCTTGTTGATCGTATCCCAATACCGTCCGCCATCCAGCTTCTCGCTGATCTTTTCGATCTTGCCGCCCGCAAAAGTATAGATGCCGTCGCGGCGGGGGAAGCACTGCCCGACGTAGGGCACGTTGACGATCGCATACCCGGACACCGAACCCCCGAGGCCGCCGTTATCCTCGCCGAGGACGATGTCGTTCTTCCGGTAGGGAGTCGCGGCGATGCCCGTAGGCTGAAACAGCGCCAGGGCCTGCTCCATGTGCACAAGGATGCCGTTGCTCCACCTCCTGACGCCCGTCAGGTTGAATCCTGTGTTGAAAAAGCTCGTCGCGGCCCACGTCTCGTTGTCGCCCGAATCCGAGTGCCACAACTCGTCTGCCGCATTGTTGGTGTACGCCGCCCACGCCCGGCGATCCCAGTACTCCCAAAATTCGGCCGTGGTGAACCGCGAGTCCACGTCCAGTGTGGCTATGTTGCCCGAGGCGGACCACTTGATAAGGTCGTCGCCCGACACGCCGTTGTGACCTATCAGCGTCCCGCCGGCATTTACGAGGCTGTAGACGTTGTCATCGCCCGCCGTGATCGTCTTTCCGTTCGTTCGATCCAGGGGCGTGCCGTCGATGTCCTCATAGAACTTATCGCCGGCAATGGCGTATTCCTTGGCTCCGGCGGTGAACGGATGCCGCCCCAATGCCGTGACCGTCGCGTCGCTGTTGAGCGACGACGAGTTTATTGCCGCCACGCCCTGACGTTTCTCCGCCTGGCCAGCATTGCCGATCATGACGTTCTCGGAGGCATATAGCGTGTTCGCGTCCAGTTGATCCGCAGGACGGGAGTAGTCGTTGCCCCGGAACCAGGGTCCACGAGGGCTACTTTCGTTGGCTTCAGGCATATCCTAGTCCACCTGCACAATGCCGCTTATGGTAGGAAGGCCCGCGTCGGCATCCTCAGACCGAGGCAGCGTGATCTTCTGTGCTATCGCCAGGCGCCTGTTGACGGACATGGCGGACTTCATCGAACGGCCGTACCTCTGCCACTCGAACGCCTCCGAGTTGTTTTCCTTCTCACCCTTGTACATCCCGCAGGTGCCCCACAAGATTGGAGCCTGGATATAGCGCGGATACTTCGGGGCCAGGTCGGTAGAGTCGTCGCCCGACGCCAGGTCCGCCAGCGTAGCATAATACCGATACTTGATCGTCTCGCCCGCCGTGTCCGGCGTAGGGAACAGGTCGACCTGCCAGTATCCCGTCGTCGTGTCGATCCCCGTCAGGGCCATTATCTCCGGCTCGCCATCGTAGTCCTGATCCGGGTCATCCTCATCCACGTCCGAGGGGTGCACCGCCCTGATTGGCCTGTTGTTGGTCACGTCGAAGAAGTCGCCCGGCTCGAGCACGTCGCTGGCGAGGTCATACTCCCGCTGGTCGGCTACCGTCGTGATTGTGCCGATCTTGTACAGGAACCGCCATACCGTCTCGCCCTCGATCTCACCCTTGATCAGGTTCATGTAGTCACGGGCGTTCGCCTTCTGCGCCGTCGACGGTTGGTGTATCCCCGCACGACGGAGGGCTATCGTCATGATGTAGTCAGGAGTCATGGTGTAGGTGCCTCCGCCTTCTGTGCCGCTGCGCCCGCGCCGAACATCGCCATAATCGAAGCCAGCATCTTGATTATGCTTACGTCCTTGTCGTCGAACATGACGTAGTTGTAAGTTCGCTCCGGGGCAAATTCCCTAATACTCAAGTCGCCTCCGCGTTCCGGCCCCAAATCCTCAATAAACCGATTTGCAGCGTCTCGGCTCCCTTCCGACGCGACGCGCTTCCCTTCCTTGTCTACCACCCAAAAAATCGGCTCCAGGTTCCTGCTGCCCTGATCCAGGAACTTGTTGCCCCTGACGCCCTTGGAGAGCAGCAGTTCGCTTGCCTCTTTCGGACTGCCGGGCGGCTTCCGCCTCGATCGGTATTCTTCTATGATCTTTGCCGCCTTCTGCTCCGCCTTGTCGTCCGGCAGGACATCCCAAACTAGTTTCCAGTTGGAGCCTTGGTGCCTGACGCCCGACATAGCCTGGCCCGCGCTGTCGTAGCCAAGGTTGCCCAAGGACTCAAACGCATCGACAACGTCCTTTGGCATCCTCTGGACGCCCGTGGACAACTCATCGTACACTTCGGACCCGAACAGCTCAAACTCAACCGGCTTGCTATAATCTTTCCAATCGGGTTCCGCGGCCTTGCGGACATCATACCCTAATTCCTTCAAGGCTTTCTTCACCTTCGGAGACTGCTTGCTCAATGGCTCATCCAAGAGCAGGTAGTCGTCCTCGTCGGGGATCAGGCTTTCATACAAGCTCCCCGAAACCTCCTCCTCTACCTTGACCCGCCCTCGCAACCCCTCGGCCAACTTGACCTGGTTGCCATAGTACTTGCCACCAAATTCTTTCTGCTGCTTTTTCAAATTCGCTATGGCCGCGTCGACGCCTCCGTAATGTTCTATGTCTGAAAGAACGGCGGTTTCTTCGTAATTTAAGCCCTTTGTCTCTCTCCACGGGACTCCGTCTACGGTCACTTCGTGACGATAAGCATTATCACTTAAACGCTTCCGGTAGCCTTTTCCAACAGCAATGTTTTCGGCTTGATATATTCCGTGCCCGAACGCTTGCCCGCCTTCGCCCGTCCCGACCTTGCTAAGGTCGAACTTTCCGAGCGGATTGTCGGGTGCAGGTGCAAACGTGTGCGGCGTGCCGTGGAACACCTTCTTGACCTTGCGAGAGGCAATGCTCGGTGCTTCGTATGCCGCCTTGCCAGCTTTGCCGAGTGCCTTGCCTGTCTTCACGGTAGCTCTCGGGAACACCACCACCTCAAGAGGCTCATCCTGGAACTGAGGTTTTACAACAACTCCATCGTGGCCCAAACTCCTTAGCTTTTCCGTGAACTTGTCCGCGTCAGCCACTGTCCCGTTGTGATTAAGCTCAAGCCCCAACTCCCTAGCCTTGGTCTTCGTAGCAGAAAAAGCCTCTGGCGTACTGAAATCCAAGGTGAATGGATTGGCAAGATCAACCGTCTCCTCCTTCACGACGCCGGAAGGAGTGCGCTTCGCATATACCTCTGCGACGCCCTCGGATGAGGTAAACGTACGGCCGCTGCCATAATAGCCCCCGTCAGTTACCACCGAACCGGCCCGCTCGACCTTCGGCGCGCCACGAAACATCTTCCTGCTAAACGGAACCTTCTCCGCCGCCTTCTTGACCTTGCGGCCAAGGGCCTCGGCGCCTTCCCTGGCGGCACTGCGCGCTGTCTTGCTGCCTACGGCTGCCACGCCACCGGCCTTCGCCGCGCGCCGTATCAATCCAAGTGCCCCGCCAGCCAAGGCGCCTACGGGCACCATTTCCAAGGCCACGTCCGTCAAGTTTTGCGGCACCATCATCTCGAAGGCATCGCGCAAGTTCGGGCCTTTCGGCTCCTTGCCCATGGCCTTCTGTATGGACCGCCCCGGGCCTACGGACAGGGGCACCTTCGCCAGCGCCTTCTTCCAGTTTTCGGGGAAGAACGGCCGCGTCGGGTCCATCACGGGCTGCGGCCCTTGCGTCCTGTATAGTGCTCCAAGTGGCATTGCCTTCTCCGCTACTCTGCCACCACCGGGGGGGCAACCTCCATCCCGCCGAGGTTGTCCAGGCCCGACATATCGCCGGACTCCACCGTCTTGAGCGCCGTCACCTTGGCCTTGTGCTGATCGTCCGCCGTCATGCTGTCAAGCTGATGCTCGCCCGAGACGATCTTGCCGCCGAGCCAGTTCGTGATCCAGACCCTCGAGTTGCGGGGGTCCGTCTCCCGCAGTTGCGAGAGCAGCTCCGCAGCCTCGGGCGGCGGCGGGTTTTTGTCCGGATCCACGGCCACGTCGACCATCCTGCCGTCGTTCATCTCCTTCTTCGTGGGCTCATACCGGGCGTCGAACTCCACGCCCTCCAGGGTCACGACGAAGCCGAGTGCCCGCACCCTGTTGATCAATGACGAGTGCTCCGAAAAATCCCTGTCGGCGACGAACTCGGGCGGCTTGGCATAGTGGCCCTCGCCGTGCGAGACGGGGCCTACCGTCATGGCCATCATCGCCACGTCCTCCTGTGTCTGCCGCGAGGGACCCGAAGATTCGGCGCGCAGGTCGGCATTCGTCAGCCGGGGCGCCGCCTTGTCCGTGGTCTCCCACTCGCGCCGCGCCTTGTTGACTGCCGCCTCGGCGATCTCCTGGACCTGCTGCGGCGTCATCGTCACCGTGCTTGCACGCTCCGGACCCTGCCTCTGCTGTTGCTGGTTCTTGCTGTTCATGGCACCCTCCGTCGCTACTTCGGTATTAAGGCCAGTGCAACGCCCAGGGCGTCGGCCAGCCCGTCATATGCGATTCCTGCTTGCCTACGCCTCGACCCTATCGACAGGGCCGCCGCCTGATCCCGCAGGCATTCGAGATCCTCTGGCAGCGTCAGATCCATCTCTCGCGCCTTCGGCGCCGCCTTCTTCGCCTTCTTGGCCGTTGCCATCGTGCTCTCCTTGGTTGGGTAGTATCCGGTGGCGATCCAGCCACCGTGCCGCGCGGTGCTCTCGGAACAGGGACCGCACCCACCTCACAGGTCCGTCCGGCTCTATCCACAGCTCCAGCGTCGGCATCATCTGCGCCGCCAGCCTTATGCCGTGCTCGTACATCTCCACGCACAACTTGGCATCCCGACGTTCGTATTCGTAGCCCCGCGCTGTCTGCAGGCTCCGCACCTGCCCCTCGTGGGGACGTCGGCACCATATTGCCACGACGGGGCGCCCGCACGCCTCTGCCGTCCTGAACCAGGCGGGCCATGTCAGGCACAGCCGCGGCTCCTTGACGATGAAGGGCGATTCGTGGTCCGCAAGCCACGCCTCCAGGCCCTGATGTATTAGGAATGGCGTCAGGCCCGGATATTTGTCGTTTATCCGGAAGTGGCGCATCATCCCGCCGTTTATTGCTCGCGCCTCGAAGTTCTCGTAATGGCCATCCTTCGCCGAGTCAAACTCCCGCACGTCCAGAGGCCCCCGCAGGGGGTATCCGGCCTCGTATAGCGCCTTCGCCAGGCTGCTTGTTCCTGACCGCCTCCCGAATATCAGGCAGATAGCTCCCGTCATGCTTGCGCCCTCCTCATGGCTTCACGACCATGCCGCCACCTCGCGGCTCCCGGCCGTCGATTCCGTAGTTTTCTGTCGCATGCCTATTGAACCAATCGGCGCGGCGGCGTGCCTGCCACAGGAACGGCACGGGCGGTGTCTCGACGACGGCGCCGCCGTCTATGGTTTTTTTTGCCTGGTAGCGCCCCGAGTGAAATACAATCTGCCATCCGTTGTACTCCTCTACCGCCATGACGGCGTGGCCCTGAATGCTCCTGTACTTACCGTCAGGACCCCGGAGCTTGCGCCCTGTGACCGGCTTCCTTTCGCCTACGAGCTTCCGGTGCAGTTCGTTCACGCCGCCACCCTGCTCTCTGCGAGCGACAGATACCTGTCGGCGTTCTTGCGTACGTCGTGGTGCTCCTCGGCCCACCACCGCATGCCGCTTGGCTCGTAGGCCCGTAGGGCGTCGACGACATGGCCTGTGCCCCAGGTGTAGTCGTTGAACCTGCCGCTGCAGTTGCAGGTGACAAGATCCGCGATATTCTCAGGCGTGACCCATCCGTCCGCGCGCATCTCGCCGGACCTCACGTCGTAGATGAGGACAGAGCACCCCGACGCCATAGCTTCATATGCCGCGCGCCCCGAGGCTATGGCGATGTCGAACTTGTTGTACCAGTTCCAGGGATCCTCAACGGGATGCTCGCGGTAGTGCATACACTCGTACGTCAACCCCGCCTTCTCGCACGCCGTCGCCGCCGACTTCATGGCGAACTTGTTCTTGCAGGCTATGCCTACATCGTGGCTCACGAGCCTGTCTTTGCGGTGAAACCGCTCCAGGTCGATAGGGTTGCGGACCACCTCCGGGCCGTCGATCAGCGGATTGGCGGCATACATCGCCTGCACCTCTTCGGAGACGGCGACGTAGGCGTCGGCACCCAGCACCATGAACTCCACGGGATGCGCCGGCCCGTGGCTCGTGAACACTTTTGGGCAGTTTAGGCTCTGGACCTGCCGCAGGCACGTGTTGTGGTTGACGATGGCCAGGTCGTAGTCGTCCGCGAGGTCAGCGAACGTCGTCACGTGAAGCCCCTGCTCCCGGAGCCGATCGGAAAATTGCCCCGGAAGAAAACAGGCTGCCGTCACTTCGTGGCCCCGGCGTCGCATCTCGAGGGCCATCGTCTCGAGCCAGATCTGCGTCCCGCCGATCTGCGTCAGGTCGTGGTTTGTGAACAAAATCTTCATCTTTGACCGCCGTGGCATAGATCGCGCCCTCCTTGTCGATGTGCACTGCCCTCCGCCGCGCCCTCTTTTGCCCTGCGCTTTTACCGCGTTCCGCCAGATAGTTCACCGACGACGCCTGTGCCAGGGCCTTGAATCCCGTCCACGAGAACCACCGGAGCAGATGCCCCGGGTGCGCCCTCCGCCGTCCTCCGCGCTTCGCCGTGTCAATCACATACAGGGTGCCGTCGTCTTTGAGTATTCTGCGCGCATCCTGCAGGGGCACCTTCACGTTGTCCACCGACGTTAGGGCGTCCCAGAGTATTACGACGTCATGCGCCTTACTTGGACACTCCCTGCTTTCGCTCGCGGACCACAGAAAAACGCTGGTCCCCTGGCGGGGCGTAAAGTGCGGAACATTCCTCCATCTCCTCTTCAGGAGCCAGTGGCGGATTCTTTGGACCATCCTGTGCGCCCTCCGCATATTCCTTTATGGCCTTCGCCGCCTCGGGCAGGTACTCGGCCTGGCCGTAGGTCTGGCCGTGGTCGTCCTCCAGCACCAGCTTCATCGCCCGCGTGTATTGCGCGGCGTTTATAGACTCGTGAAGCCGGCGGTAGTGCGGTATCTCGTCCGGCCCTATGTCGCCGTGCCCTATTGTCGCGCCGAAGTGCACGTACCTCTTGATGTCCAGGCGCTTGCAGTATTCACAGAAAAAGCTGTCGGTAGGGTTCGGACCCCACTGCACGAACGGATCGTATCCCGCCTCTTCCATCCTGTCGAACACCGACATCTTGACGAGCGTGAAGGCCCACGACAGGAGGTCGACCTCCTCTATCGGGTCGTCACTCGACGCGCCCTCGACGCGCCAGAAGTCGGGCAGGTCGTCCTGCTTGCCCATGCCGATCCCTTCGGGCAGTTCGAGCTGATTGAAGTTAGGCACCCTGCCTATCAGCGACAGCGACGGGTCTTTCTGCCGGAATGCCATAGACAGGTAGGGATACTTCTTGAAGTAGGTGCGAAAGCCTATCACGTCCCTGTCGGCCTCCAGGAGGGTCTCCAGGCCGTCGACGGGGTATCCCCACTGGTCGTCTTCGGTAAACAGAATGTGCGAGGCCCCGAACTGCTTGGCAAGTTCGCGCGCGCGGGCCTGCGCCTGATGCAGAGCCCGCCAGAAGATGCGCACCCGCTTCAGGTTGTGCCTGGCCATGTTGATGGCATACCACTCTATGAAGTGCTCCATGTGGCGAGGGTTAGGCTTGACCCACGGCACGCACACCACGATCGGATCTTTTGCTGGCCCTTCCACCCCTCCTGCGCCCTCGGTCATCCTTCCTCGCTTTCTTCCTCGTCGTCGTCGCCATCCTTCTTCTTGCCGAAGCCGAGCTTACGGGCCTCCTTACGGGCCTCCTTCTTGGCGTCCTCCTCCGTCATCTTGCCATTGCCGACGAGCTTGCCGAGCTGCGAGTGCACGTCCTTCAGCACACCACGGATCTTCGGGTCCTTCTTGATCCTGTCCGCATCGAGAATCGCCATACGCTGCACGTTCGACAGCAGGCGCAGGGCCTCCTCGATCTGGTATCGCTGCTCGTGGTCTTTCTCGGACTTGCCTGAAGTCTCTGCTTCGATCGGTGGCATCATGCCGCCCTCCGCGCTATGATGATATGCTGATTCAAGTCGGTGAGACTGCGGTCGACCTGCAACCCCGCCTCGTGGCACCACGCCAGGAAGGCGGACATGCTCGGGTCGCGCACATGGGTAGCCAGGCGCCTATCCACTATTGTCAGGAACGCCTCGCCCGTCTCGGGTTTGAGGGCCTCGTGCACCTTGCACAGGACGGTGACGGGATCTACTACATGCAGGAGCATCTCGGTGCAAATCACGTAGTCGAAGTCACCCGCAAATTCCTGCCCCTCCACCAGGCCGCATATCACGCGTACGCGCTTTTGCAGATCGCCGGGCAGCATTGCTAGGTGCGCATAGCAGGCGTCTACATAGTCCTGTGCGGCTTCGATGCCAACAACCTCTCTGGCTATCACCGCAAAGCGGCACAGGTTGGCGCCGACGTAGCTGCCTATGTCAAGGATGCGCCGGTTCGGGTGCGGGTGGAAGTGCACGTAATACGGGCGCGACAGGAATACGTGGTTCCGCGTCAGCGCCGCCGCGTCGTCACACCGTTGCTGGTATTCCTCAAGCGACGGCGAGGTCGTCCCGGAAGAGCCTTGCGATAAGGTCGATTTCACTTTGCGGCAACTCCTCTTTGAAGCTATCTATGTGCATGCGCCCTCCGGTTACAAAAAACCGATATTCCGTACAAATGCCCAGGTGTTGACGGGAAAATGTAAACTACCACAACGCCTTGTGCGCCCCCGGGTGTTGTGCGGGCGGGGAGTGGAGGGCGCAACCTCGTAAACCCCCCCGCCCGCGCGTGTCAGGCCTGACCGTGTTTTGCTTGCCTACCAGCAGAGTTGCAGATACAGCGGTCCATACTCCCCGTTGGTTACGGCGTCCATCATGTAGCCGACGATAGGCTCCGTCGTGACCTGCCCGAAGTCGAAGTCCGAGGTAATCAGCACCTCGGAGTTAATTGACGTTCCCTGGCCGAGCACGGTAAACGCGCCAGCCGTGCCGTCCGACAGCACCCCGATGGCTCCTGCGGCCAGTGTCCCTGCCGACGCATCCGCCAGGCAGTTGCACACGCCCCATGTCTGGAGCCAGCCGTAGTATGCTATCGTGAAGCCGATCGGAGTGACGCCAGCGATCATGATGTCTGTCGTCGACGCCGTCCGGAGGTTCCTGTACATGTTGCCGACCACGCCACACGAGGTCTCCGAGTCGAGAGCCGCTGCCAGGTTGTCGTGCAGGACCACCTTCATCAGCCCTGCCGCCGTGCCCACGTCGTTGCTCTTGATCCGGTAGTTGTACCCTTCGCCCTGCGCGTCGGTGATTTGGAGGTATCCGCCCGCGTACACGTCGGCGGCATCGCCCGTTCCGAACGTATCCGTGTCGGTCAGGTAGATTGTACTGTCGGTCGTGGCGTAGTCGTCCTTGGCGCTCGAGGCGCTGTCGGTGAACTTGCCGTCGATCGACGCGAAGCCCGACACGGAGTAGTCCTGTGCCGCCAGCTTGCCTACCGTCGTTGCCGCCACGTAGTGGCTGTAGCGGAACGTACGCCCCTCCTCGAAGTACATGCGCTGCCCGAGCACCGAGGTCTGTGCCGCTTCCTCGGCATACAGGCCGAGCTTTGGGCCTGACTGCCCTGGCCCGTCCTTGCTGTAGGAGTTGTTAGCTCCTCCGTCTCCGAAAGTCTGCATTGCTTGCTATCTCCCTTTGATCATGGGCGATCTCTAAGACGCATTGGCTTGCGTCTCAGGAGCCGATTTAGCTGACGTTGCTCAGCACGAACGTCCTGCGCGGGTTGATGGTCACGAGCTGGATGCCGACGATGTAGAAGGCCACCTTGCCGATCACGCCCGAGGCGTCGGTCGCCACAAAATTCGTCTTGGCGAAGTTCGCGCCCTGCATGATCTTGAGCTTGATCGAACTCAGGCTGTAGCCGTAGATCGTCGACGCCGGCATGGAGCGGTCCTTGTAAATCTGCGCTCCCCGGAACATCGGACCCTGGCCTGTGTTCTGGCCTCCACCCGAGACGGCGCCGAACTTGACCTGGCCGCCACCCATGAAACGGGTGTAGCCCTGCCCCTCGAGTGTCGACAGCATCTTCTGGTACAGGGTGCCCCCAGAGGTGATGTGAGTCACCTCTTCGTTCATGTCGGAAGCCAACTCGTAGTACGTGCCGACCTGGTCCCAGCCGTTGAAGATGTTCGTCACCGTCTGGGTGGTGAACGTAAGGGCGGTGGTGTAGGTCTGGTTCCTGAACCAGGAGTTGTTCGCCTGGTTGATCCCACCGAGGGTGCCCGTTGTCGGGTCGGCTTTGATGAGATCCTGGAACCCGAGAATCGACTTGCCGGACTGCGACCCGCCTATCGCCGTCCCCGTGCCGGTGCGGATGCCCTGCCTGGCGCCGATGATCTTGCTCTCGGCAAAATCCATCGCCGCGCCGTCGTCCTTCTGCGCCTTCAGCTCGTCGGTCTTGCTGATGTTGATAGGTGCCACGATGAAGCGCCAAGGGAACACGGCCTTCGTGATCATCTCCTTGTCGTCCGTCGACACCCGCTGCCTGTCGCTCATCCACTCCGTATCCTGCTCGGCGTACATGAGGCGCTCTTCGATCGACTCCCCGCCGTCTTCGACCTCAACGCGGCCGCCGGCGTGGAGGATGTCGAGCGTAGGCTGGCTATTCCCGA